ATAAGGTAAACCGTATGTGTTATGCCAAGAAGTAACAAAATAGTCAGACGCTGCTTTGCTTGCAGAGTAAGGATTTCTTGGGTCATAGGGGGTAGTTTCTTTAAATAAATCTGTGTCGTCATATTCGAGTGATCCGTATACTTCGTCAGTGGATATGTGATGAAACTTTTCTATCTCATGTTTCAAACTAGCATTCAGTAGATTGATTGTTCCAATGACATTTGATTCAAGAAAAGGTCTATAGTTTTTTATAGACCTATCCACATGTGATTCAGCAGCAAAGTGAAATACTTTTCTTGGTTTATACTTATCAAAAATATAATTTACATTTCTTTCATTTGAAATATCACACCACTCAAATATAAATTGATCAGTATTAGGGATAAAATTTATATCAGCAGCATAGGAAAGATTATCTACAACAACAACTGGTTCTAAAAGATCAGTATCATTGCTTATATAATGTAAAAAATTACTACCAATAAAACCTGCTCCACCAGTGACAATATATGTCATTAGTAATGTCCCCAAGTATGATGTTCAACTCTATTGTAATCATCTTCCAATCTCACAATGTCATCTTCCCTACAATCTCCTCTTTGAACCTCAATTATTGTGATGCCTTTCTTACCACCAGTGATACGATGTCTCTGTTCTATGCCTATAAAAAATTTATCTCCAACACTTGCCTCTGTTTCTAAATTATTTTGAGTGATGATACCATCACCATCAACGACAATCCAATCCTCCGTGCGATACCTATGGAATTGTAAAGAGATTCTCATCTCTGGTTCAACCCATAGTTGTTTCACACAGTATTTTTTACCACGTTGAAGAACCTTGAACCATCCCCAAGGTCTATACTCTTTTTCTATTGCACTATGCGTAGTGGATTTGTTTTGCATCATTGTCAAAAATTTCTAAACCTTTATCAGTTAGAACATGATTATACATCTTTTCAAATACTGATGGTGGCATTGTAACAACATCTGCACCATGGGCAAATGATTGCGATACACTATTCACGTATCTGATTGATGCTGATAATATTCTGGTTCTATGTATACACTGTACCTTGTAAACTTGATCAATATCTTTTATAAGATTCAAACCTGTAATAGAATTATCATCAAGTCTTCCTACGAATGGTGATACGTATGCAGCACCTGCCTTAGATGCTAGTATTGCTTGTGCCACATCAAATATGAGGGTTACATTTACTCTTATCATTTCTCTTGCTAGTTGTCTGCATGCAATAAGACCATCATATGTGCATGGTACTTTGATCGTTGCACACTTGCCAAATTTAGATGCTAATCTTCTTCCTTCCACAATCATATTTGATGAATCACCCATAACCTCCATGCTTATATCATTCAATCCTAAATCTTTTAGTTCCTGATAAACCACTTCTGGATCTCTACCACTCTTCATAATAAGAGAAGGGTTTGTTGTGACACCATCAATCAACCCTGTGGCAAAATGTTTTTTGATTATATCAGTGTCTGCGGTATCAAGAAAGATACGCATGTTATCGGACGACATCATGTTGGAAATTCAAAGTAATTAAAGTTTAGCACACACCTTACTTTAGTGTCAACCTGTGACACTCCTCGGTGTTTGATATTTGAGGGAAATTTTACAAATCTATTTGCAACGCTCATAATTTTTTCACCTGTTTCAAACTCTGTATATCCATCATTTGAATTGATATAGTATATACCAGTCGTCATGGTACTACAATCTGCATCACAATGAAAGGCACTGTGAAATCTACTTGGTTTTATTGGTTCAAGGTTTGCCTTAATTCTATGCAATGCAACAAAAGAAATCTTATTTACAATTGGTAAAAGTATGTCAATAGATTTAGATACTTCATGCACAGCTCTACCAGTGCATGAATAGAATGTAAAGAAAACGTGAACAAATTGGTAGTTATCAACACCTTCTGATGATTGTGTAGATACTTTAGTAGGATTGAATTTCCAATCTAAACCTCCACCACCTATCATAAAATCATAAATTTTTCTGTGCTGATCAGGACTTAGAAAGTTGTCAATAACTTCAATCATTCAAATACTAAATAGGCTAGCATACTATAGGATAAAAGACCTATGAAAAGACTTCTTTTTGTCTTTACTTTATTATCTATAGGACTCCCTGCAAGAGCAGATATAACTCACAAATTATCTAGCAGCGTACAACTACAGGTAAACGCTGCAGCAACGCAGGTTGAAAGAATAGGGTCGTCGTTCTCAATACAGGGGAACGGTGTGGACACAACTGATGGTAACACAGCAGGTACAGTATCGGTTGGTACTATAACCTCAGGTGTTTATGCACCTGGTACAATAGCAGCGACCCAAGATGTGCCTGGTGCAGCGTTCAGCTTCACTCAGTCATACACTCAAGCTGACGTTGTTCCAACATCAGCTCCAACAGTGGGTGCTGTAGGTAACTTCAGTAATCAAACATCTACTGCTGCTGGTGCAAAAGACACACTCGCTGGAACTATAACCAGTGCAGGTGTTATGACACTAACAGCTGGTGGAGCAGGCACTGTAGCTACTGGTCAACATGTTACTGAACTTACAATCAAATAAGACTTATGGTAAGATATGAAACTGTATCGTGCGATGACTGTGGGTGTGATTGCCCTTGCGAGTGCTTCGACTGCGATAGCTGTTCCTGTTGTGCCTAACTTCACGCAGGGCTCGATGACCTCAACGACTGAGACCACGAGCACAGTAACAGAAACCATTAATTCGATGGATTATTCTACTGGCTGGACTTATTCGGTAAGTGGAACAAATGTAGAACACGATGGTACGAGCATGACCCCAGACGTGGGATCTGCTCAATCAAATACTTTGAATGGAGTGACTTCATCATGGACAGGACTGGATGTAGAGAACAAACCAAATTGGACTGTGACACAGCAGGGACAACCGTTCCAATTCACAGAACATTATGTGGCACCAGGTCTTCAGACGCATACAATTATAAATCGCACCCAAACCATACAATCCGTCACCACATCAACAAGTATCTTCTCGCAATAGCAGTAGGTCTTGGTAACATAGCACCCGTTTCAGCTACAGATGTTGGTGGCGTTTCTGCAACAGCAAATCCAGTTGCAAACTCATCAGGTTCGGTTACGAACCAAGCTATTCAAGTATTACAAGGACCTTATATAACCAACACCTATGGAGGTGGGGTACAATGTCAAGGTCCTACAGCAAATTTTACACCCTATGTTACAAGAACAGGAAATTGGTCAGATCCTTATGAACCATTCTGGAATGACCCTGTATATAACAACGCTGACAATAATGATGATGGTATCCCTGATTCTCCTGGTGAGATCCTCTATTATATCCCTACTCGCACGGGGCAGAAGGCAACCCAAAACATAAGTCTTGGATTCTCTGCTACACTTTCTATTCCCCTTGATAAAAAATTGCAAGAGCAATGTAAGGCAGCAGCACAAGCAGTTATAGAAAATGTAGTTCAAAGCACAGCAAACAAACGATTAGATTTTGAGATCGCTCGTCTTAAAAATTGTGGTGAATTGATGAAATCTGGTATTATGTTTCATCCAAAGTCACCATACCATGCGGTATGTGCAGATGTGGTATTGGTAAACCCACCTGGCGTAGTGGGTCAACATAGTCATTCTATTTCTTCCGAGGCTTCAAAGGTGGAAGACCTTTCGATTGGCGATATCGATTAGCAATAATTTCACTTTTAGATAATTCACGATGACTGCCTAATTTTTTCTGAGCAGAGGTAATAAGTTTTTTAATTGTAGGTTTGATTAGTCTTAGTATAAGTGGTGTTGCTGCTGCAGATGCTGTTGCCACTATTGCTATCGCTGCTGTGGTGCTCGCTTGATTTGTTGATGGTAAAAATTTTTCAATAGGTGTAGTTGGTTCGTATAATGTTACGCATATAGTCCCCCGTAGTTCATGTCCAATAACTATTTCATCACCAGATTGTGTAAGATCACCTACTCTCAGTTGTGAAGGACCTGGACATTCTTTATTTGTCAGGTCACCTGTGGGTGGTGTCTCAGGAGTAGGAGGTGGATCGGGTGGTGGTGCCACAGGAGGTGGTGGAGTTTCTTTTGTTATAATAAGTTGCTCTGGTGTGTAATCCATAGCATCAAAAGATGGTGTGTTCGCATCACAGTACGTGGTAGTATCGTCATCTTTTGCTAATTGTTTATTCTTTGTACCATCAGGATATTTGTTTTCAGGGTGTACCTCTACACAACCTGGTATATCGACAATAGGTTTACCAATATCAACCGTTACTGGAACGTACGGTATAGAAGGATGAATTATGAGACCCTCCCTAATCCAAACATTAGGAATACCAAATTGTTCTACTCCTGAATCAGGTATTTTTATCGGTGGTATCGTCATCTTCCATTCTAAAAACTAATAGTCTTTCACCCTCTTTCACATCTTCCATCTCAGGGTGTCTCTTTCTTACTGGTTTTTTTAATTCATCTTGAACAATACTCATACTCTTCCACATGAATGCAAAGGCAGCACCTGTGACACAGGCAAAACCTAAACCGTATATGAATACAACTAAATCGTTCATGTATTATATATTCATCCAGTCCAATACTTCTTCTGGTAATTTTCCAACTCTAGGATCAGAGTCCTTGACATTGTGAGGATCCATCTCACCTTTTGGTAGATATGTCAGTTCCTTTAGTGCTCTTACAGATGGATCTGTGGTGACATTCGTAGGGAGTCTACCGAGAGCAACGTTGTCAAAATTTAGATTGTGTCTGTCAAATGTAGCGAGTTCATATTCCTCAGTCATTGAAAGACAATTAGTAGGGCAATACTCCACACAGTTACCACAGAATATACATGCTCCAAAGTCAATAGAATAATTACGAAGTTCTTTCTTCTTCGTCTCCTTGTTCATCACCCAGTCAACGACTGGTAGATTGATAGGGCATACCCTGACACATACTTCACATGCTATGCACTTGTCAAACTCGTAATGTATACGACCACGATACCGTTCAGATGGTATGAGTTTTTCATACGGATACTGAACCGTGACAGGTCTACGACCCATATGATCCAAGGTAACAGAAAGACCCTGCAACATGTAAGTTGCAGAGTCTTTAATGTCCTTGATATAGCTCAGTATATTTTTGATCATGTTACATATGCTATCTTAGGTGCTATTATTATTGCTATGGCGATGGTGCCAAAGATAATTGATGCTGATCGAAGTGGTAAATTTTTCACTTAACCTCCTTCAATATTTCGTAGAGTGACCATGGATGTTCCTGTAAAAAAGGAACGTCTTCTCTAGCGTGTGCTGCTGCTTCAAATGCATCGTTTGCATATTCGCAGATGTGGTGCTCGGTATGTTTATTGTCGTACCAAGCGAGTGTGTAATGGGACATGATTCTTTTCAACTCCATTCACACTATATATTAGTTCAAGTAAGCAAAAATACTCACATTTGTGTGGACTCACTAACAGTTTTTATTTAGACCATTTGCCATATTACCACCTATCTCAGCTCCCTGATTACCGCCAAACATTGCCACCCAACCAGCAGCGACCCAACCAATAAAGGGAATAGAACTAAGAGATGGAGCAACACTAGCACCAACAGATGTACCAACGAGACGGCCTGTACCCTCTGCGGATCCGATTGCTTTGATACAGGCTTCACTTTTTCGGGCAGTAGTTATATCATCTGCCTGTTGTTGTGTCAAACCAGGTGACATCTCAATCCAAGATCTATGATTAGATACTGGTGCACCTTGATTTGTCTTACCATCCATGACATACTCTTCAACCACAGACTTAGTATTATTTGATAAACCTAAGAAACCTGCCTTCTCTTTTATATCTGTGGTAATATACATGGTCTTTGGATCATTAGCTGTGTAACTAATCTTATATCCTTCCTCACTAACAGAGGCAACGTAAGATGTGTAATCTCCTACAGGTATGTTAATATTTGGTAGTTTACTTTTATTACTTGTGGCAATCATACCAATCATACCAATGTGTGATACCCCTAAGATAGTTCCTAGAGATATTCCTATCCACTTATTCATTTTGTATCAGGTACTATTTTTACAGGTCCTTGTTCAATCCTTATAGTTTGTGCAGGTGCAGTTGCAGATGCCTTCTCTATAAGATATTCCATATCTTTCTTACTTATGTTAGCACCACCATTAGTTCCATTCTTCTTATTACCCGCTTGGACTCCAAATGTAGCTAGGACCCCCGTAAAGACCGAAGCTATGAAAGTTGGATCGATCTTTTGTTCTTGTTTATAACCTGGTATTTCTACGTAGTTAAGAGTCAGTATCGCCCCTGCCCAGATCATTACACCAAGGCGAACAAATGTACTAAGGATAACTAACTGCTCTTCTTTATCGTCTGCTACCTCTTTTATCTTATCAAGCACACCCTTCTTGGGTTCTTTTTTTGTTGAGTCTGTCATAATATAATACCATGAGTATCAGTATTTAGTAATTTCATCCATGATAAATTTTTTACTCAGCACAGGTTTACCAAACATATCTAATTGCAATCGATCTGCCTCAGTGGTCACTTTATCTTTCTCCTTACGTGTGTGTTCCCAGTAACAAGTGTTGTCCTCTCTTATATAAAACCAACTCGTGTTGTGCGAGTCTAATAAGAAGACAGCATAAAGATGTGGATACGTTTTCTTTGGATTTTTTTCAATTACCGTACCCAAACCAGTGCGGTAGAATCTTGGATCAATCTCGTTGTCGCCAGTCATCTGACCTCTCTTGATGAAACCATTCTACTATCTCGTCTGGATCTCCGAAACCCCTACGGTGATTACTTGAATCGGGGTCTCCAATGTTCAAGTTATTCAGAAAAGACTCGTCGGGATTATGACTCATCCGACGAGCTTGTTGTAGCATACCTCTTGCAGATGTATTTGCTTTTGCTAATTTCTGTGCCCATATCATATCACCTACGCTTACTTCTGTGCCAGAGGCAATGTCCCGACAAATCGCTTCGAGTCGTAGACGATATTGAGTTGATAACATTTATTAGAATGGTGTTGAAGGTAGAGTAGGTACTGCAGGTCCTGTAACATCTGGTAAAGAATCACCCACAACATCTCCAAGAGACCCTGTGACTTGTTCCAGTATCTGAGTTTTTGCCTTCTCTATCAAGGCATCTTTATTTAGATATATGTACCCACCTGCACCTACAATTGCAAGGATACCTACACCAGATGCGATTGCTATTGCATTGACAATTTTTTGCATAATGATTCTACTAATTGATCAGCAATTTTATATATGTTTGTATTGCCATCCATATTTTTCATAAGGATCGGTAACACAATTTGTCTTAGTTCTTGTTTCATAATCTTATGGTGGAGTTAAGTGGTTTGGAATATATCCAACCATTAGTGATGTACTTACATACTTTTGGTGCCTTGCCCCTATGTACGTACGTCCATGTAGCAGGGAAAAAAACAAGACTACCACACTCAGGTTGCAATCTTGTCCCGTCAAAAAATTCTGTGTACCCATCATCTTTCTCATCAATAGTATTCAAATACCACATGAATACAAAAATTCTTGATCCCTGATTTGTTATATTCCAATCATTATGCCATGTGTAGTGACCATTGGGATCGTATTTTTGAATTTTATATCCTGTATCTTGTATCTCATAGCAAGGATTTGGATAGCATTGAACATGAATTGATTCAAGATAAGATCTATAATTACGCAAACCTATCTGTAAGGCATCAAAAAACACCTTATCTTGCCAAGACCAATCAACAAGAGAACTTATGTTTAGATCTTGAGTATCTTTTATATCTTTATCTACTATAGGATTGTTTTGATTTATTATTCCATCACTTTTTCTTGGGTCTTTGTCAAATTTTTCTATGACCTCATTACAAAATGACTCAGACAAAGAGTCTTTCATAACCCAAATAAGTTTTTCAAACATCAATTAGCAATAATCAATAAAATGTTGAGCGTCAAGAACTACTAAAGGTTTCTTACCATTTTTCTTTATGAATACGATGGGTTCATAATCACCTGAGTTTGCTTTTGCCTGTTCGTATGCCTCCCAGACATTCAGTTTCTCAACGTTCTTACATTCTATACTAAATGGAAATTTTTGTCTAGCATCTCTTGCCATGATCAGGTCTTCCCCACCTGCACCCATACTTCTTGATTCAATATCTTCTGGGTGTATGTTTTTATTTTCAATAAGTTGGTCTCTGACCCACTGTTGTAATTTTCTGCCTTTTGCTTTAGCAGATTGAGGTTTCATAATTTGAATCCACTGAACGAATCTTTTTTTACATCCTGTTTGATACCACCAACAACATAGGATTCTACCTCTGTCTCCTGTGGTGCCACTTGTAAACCCTTAGATGAAATCCAATGCTCAGTCCAAGGCAAGGGGTTATTCTTTATAGGTGCATCGTATATAGGGTCTAATCCAACTGCTCTCATTCTCTTATTTGCAATCCATTCAACATACTTTATCAATAACTTATCATTCAGACCTATCATTGTTCCATCTTTGAATAGGTATTGTGCCCACTCCTTCTCCTCTTCTACAGCATTTCTAAACATGTTTATAACAGTTTGCTTTTCCTCCTCAACAATTTGTTGCATAACAGGATCATCACCCTTCTGCCAGTTCTTGATCATTTGTTGGGTAAGTACAAGGTGTTGGTTCTCGTCTCTTGAGATGAGGGAGATAATCTTAGCAGATCCCTCCATAAGTTTAAGTTCGCCAAATGCAAAACTGCAAGCAAAACTAACGTAAAAACGTATACCTTCGAGAATATTGACATTAGCAACAGCTAGATAAAGTTTTCTTTTGAGTTCTCTTTCTTGCCAATCTTTTGTGGTGTTACCTTCCATTACAGGATCCCACATGCAACCAGTCCCCCATTCCTGTGCGACCTCTAAGAACTCATCATACGCTTTAGTCACACTTGATGCACGATTCAAGATTCTTTGATCATCCAATATGGTATCAAAAACCTCAGATGGATTTGGATAAATGTTCTTAATAATATAAGTGTACGATCTACTATGAATCATCTCCATAAATTGCCATACATTTAGAGCACCCTCTAACTCAGGTAGTGCTGTGTATGGTGCAAATGCCATACCAGGTCCTCTACCCTGCACAGAGTCAAGCAGTATCTGATACTTCAAGTTAGAAGTAAAGATATGTTTTTGCTCTGGTCTTAGAGTTTGATAATCTGCACGGTCTTTCTGTAGAGACACCTCTTCTGGTCTCCAGAAATATCCAAGCATCTGGTTTGTAAGTTTTTCAAACACAGGATACTTGTATGAATCGTATCTCTGTACACCAAGTGGTGCACCAAAGAACATTGGTTGAGACTTGGTATCGACTTGTTCGCTATTGAACACAGTCATTCCCTTTACGTTCATAGGTTTTTTTGGTTCGGTGACTCTAAATTGCACAGGATTCACAGGTTTCTTCGGATTCGTTTTGGATGGATTCTAAGAGATTGTTGACAGGTGTTGGTTCTTCTACCTCATCAGTCTTCATGTCATGAGTGTTCTGATAATAAGAAGTTTTCCAACCATATTTGTAAGTGGTAAGCAGGTCTTGTGCCATCACACTTACAGGTACTTCATTGTCGGGAAAATGCTCTGGATTGTATGACCAATTTCCTGAGATACCTTGGTCAAAAAACTTCTGCATTACCGACACAATATTAATATAACCACGGTTACTTTTCATCTCCCACAGTAAAGTATATTTAGTTTTTAAAGTATTGTAACTAGGCACAATTTGTTTGAGAGGTCCTTTCTTTGATTTCTTGATTGATAGGTATCCTCTAGGTGGTTCTATACCATTGGTTGCATTGCATACAACAGACGAAGACTCAGATGGCATCTGGGATGACAGGGTGCTGTGTCTTAGACCATGTTCTTTGATTGACTCTCTCAAAGACTGCCAATCATGTTCTAATGGTTGAGAGGTAATTTCATTTACATCTGCTTTGAATGTGTCTATAGGCAAGATACCATCAGCATATTTGGTTCTGTCAAAGTATTCACACTTACCTTTCTCTTTTGCAATTTGATTTGATGATTTGAGGAGATAATATTGGAATGATTCTGTCAATCCATGTACAGCGTCCCATGCCTCCTGTGAGTCGTAATTGAACCCTAACTTTGCCAAGTAATGTGCAAGACCAATGTACCCTATTCCAAGCGATCTACGTGCCTTTGTAGAGATCTCTGCAGCAGAGACTGGATACTCCTGATAATCTATCAATTCTTCCAAACCACGAACTGCTAGATCACATAAATCTTCAAGTTCTCTATCTGATTGTATCTTACCAACGTTGATAGCAGATAGAATACACAATGCTATCTCACCATTCTTATCATCAATGTGATTCAAAGGAACTGTAGGTAGAGTAATCTCTTGACAGAGATTGCTCATGTTCACTTTATCCTTAAATGAACTATGTGAGTTGCAGTGATCGATGTTCATGATATAAACACGACCTGTCTCTGCTCTCTCCTTGAGTAAGTTTAGTATGAGTTCTTGAGCAGAAATTCTTTTCTTAGGAATCGAGTCGTCTTGTTCGTACGTTCTATAGAGTCCGTCGAAGTCGTCGGTTCCAAAGTTATCATAAAGATCAGGAACATCATGAGGAGAGAACAAAGTGATATCATCATTACTAATGAATCTTTCATAGAATAATTTGCTAATTTGAATACTGTAGTCAAGTTTACGAACACGATTATCTTCTGTGCCCTTATTGTTTTTGAGGACTAAGATGTCTTCGATTTCTTGGTGCCAGATTGGAAAGTGGACAGTCGCTGATCCCCCTCGTATGCCATTTTGAGTACAACATCTGACAGTTGCCTCAAATTTTTTGAGGAACGGTACAACGCCTGTGTGTTGAACTTCGCCACCTCTGATTTTACTGTTGATACCACGGATTCTACCTGCGTTGATGCCGATTCCCGCCCTTTGTGCAACATAACGACCAATGGCCATATCAGAACTAAAAATACTATCCAAGGTGTCATCAGCATCAACGAGAACGCAAGATG